GTCTCGTGGTTTCTCCATTAAAGATATGGATGAAGGCCCAGCACTTGTTATCAAGCGTAAGGTTAATGGCCCTAACGGTATGGTGCGTTCAGCACCTAAGCTGTTTGATGCTGCAAAGCGTGAGATCAATTGCCTAGTTGGTAATGGGTCAAAGGTTAAAGTCCAGTACAAGGAGTGGGAAACAAACCGTCAGGGTGTTGACTACAAAGGTCTAGACTTTATGGCTATGCAGGTCATTGATCTAGTGTCTTACTCTAACCAGCCCGGTGATGAGTTTGATGTAGAAGAAGCTGCTGATCCTTTTGAGGATGAGTTGTGATCTACACTCTTGACGGGAAGCAGTACGATATCTCCAAGTTGAGCGAGGAAGTCAAGGACGACTTCCTTACTCTCTCTGAAGTACAGAATGAAATTTCTCTTTTAGGTAAGAAATCTTATGTACTTAAATGCTGTGCTGCCGAACTCAATCGCAAGATACAATCTAATCTGTCTGACGAGGTTCTAATTCAGGACGAATAAGTTCCCCTCACCTTCTACCTGTTTCTCCTTGCAGGTAGTTGACCTTTAGGGGGGCTTTCATAGCCCCCCTTTTTTACGAGGAAACTTAAATGGGATTTATCAAAACGCATGTGTATTGTCCTAAATGTAAAGGCACAGACCCTGCATCAATAAATGAGGATGGTTCAGCTTATTGCTTTAGTTGCAATTCATATATAAAAGATTATAAAGAAGCCACAAAAGGTGAGGTGTTTATGGCTAATACTCGACAAGTTCCAATCGGAACTCCAATCAATATTTCAAATGAATTTAATGCCCTGACTGATCGGGGTATCTCTCTAGAAACTGCCAAGGTCTATGGTGTTAAGTCTGCTAAAGATGCTCAAGGCAGAATTGTTACACACTTTTATCCATACTATGTTGCCAATGAGGTAGCAGGTTACAAGGTAAGAGAACCTGACAAAATATTTTCTTGGAAGGGTACGTCTATAGGTACTGGCCTCTTCGGTCAAAACCTGTTTGCTGAAGGTGCTGCAAAGCGTATCACTATCACTGAAGGTGAGTGTGATGCGATGGCCTCCTATGAAATGCAAGGTTCAAAGTGGCCTGTAGTTTCACTCAAGAATGGAGCAGCAGGTGCAGAGCGGGATGTTAAACATGCACTTGAGTTCTTGGAAAAGTATCAGGAAGTTGTTATCAATTTTGACAACGATCAGCCGGGACGGGATGCTGCCCGGAAGGTAGCTAGGTTACTCAGCCCGGGCAAAGCCAAGATACTTACAATGCCTGAAGAATTTAAAGATGCTAATGACATGCTGAAGCAGGGCAAACGTCAAAAGTATATGGAAGCTTGGTGGGGCGCAAAGCTGTACACTCCAAGCGGAGTTGTCCGGGCCAGTGATTGCTTTGATAGTTGGATGAACAGAGAGAAAAAAGACTCTGTACCATTCCCTTGGGAAGGTCTCAACAAGAAACTGTACGGCATCAGGCAGGGCGAGTTACTTACTGTTACTGGTGGCACTGGCCTTGGTAAGTCTAGTGTTGTACGAGAACTGGAACACTGGTTGCTTACTACAACCAAAGATAATATCGGCATCATTGCCCTTGAAGAGAATCAAAACAGGACTCTTGATGGCATCATGTCTATTGAAGCTAATGACAGGATATACATTGACCACATCAGGGAGAAGTACGATTACGATTATCTTGCTAACATTTGGCAGAAGATAAACGGTGACGCTAACGATGGTAGGGTCTGGGTGTATTCTCATCTTGGTGTTCAGGATGTTGAAGAAATCTATAGTAAGATCAGATTTATGGTTATCGGCTGCGACTGTAAGTGGATTGTACTTGATCACTTACATATGCTTGTGTCGGCTCACACCGAAGGTGATGAACGCAGAATTATTGATAGCATCATGCACAGGCTCCGTTCAATAGTAGAAGAGACAGGGGTAGGAATGCTACTGGTGTCTCATCTAAGACGCACAGAAGGCAACAGGGGACACGAGAATGGTATTACTGTTAGCCTCAGTCATTTGCGAGGTAGTCAAAGTATAGCCCAGCTGAGTGATTGTGTTATTGCTCTTGAGCGTAACCAACAGTCTGATGATCCTGATGAAGCTAACACCACTACAATGCGTGTACTTAAATCTAGATATACAGGGGACGTAGGCAAGGCTACTAACTTGCGTTACGATAATGAAACAGGCAGACTCAGTGAAGTATTTGATGATGAGTTTGACGATGATGCAGAGGACTTACTGTGAACCTAGTCTTTGATATAGAAACCAATGGTCTTACAAACTGTAATACTATCTGGTGCATTGTCGCTTATGACATTGATGCCGAGGTGTTACATAGCTTTGGCCCCAAGGAAATAGATGAAGGGTTGGAGTTACTGACTCAGGCAGACAAGCTGATAGGCCACAACATACTATCATTCGATATCCCAACTGTTCGTAGGTTAACCGGGGTTGGTCTATACGATAAAAAGATTGTTGATACTTTGGTTCTTTCAAGGCTGTTCAATCCTACACGAGAAGGTGGACATGGTCTCGAGGCTTGGGGCTACAAGCTTGGTTACAACAAGATTGAGTTCCATGACTTCAACAAGTTCTCAAGTGAGATGCTTGAGTATTGTGAGCGAGATGTACAACTCAATGCTAGGGTCTATCTTGAACTGCGCAAAGAAGCCAAGGGTTTTTCGGGGCAGAGTATCAAGCTAGAACACGACTGCTACAGGCTGCTAGATGAGCAGCGTATCAATGGCTTCATGTTTGATACCACACATGCTTATGGTCTGGTCTCCCGGCTCAAGTCAAGATTATCTGAAGTTGTGGATCAGGTGCATCAGGAATTCAAGCCCAAGGTAGAAAAGTTCCGTCTATATGCAAGAGATACCAAGTCGGGTGTGCCATCTAAAATGGCAGACACAGATTCAGGTAAGCGTGTTCGTATGACTGATGCGGAGTATAAGATTGCCTGTGTTGATGGATTCGTTGACCGGCAAATTGAAACAGAATTCAATCTCGGATCACGCAAACAGATCGGGGAATACCTTCAAGAGTTTGGTTGGAAGCCTACTAAGTTTACCCCCACAGGTCAGCCGATAGTTGATGAGGGTACACTCATGGAGATGGACGACATCCCTCAAGCACAGCTTATAGCAGAGTACCTATTGCTACAGAAGCGTCTGGCTCAAATCAAATCTTGGTTTAAGTTCTCATGCGAGGACGGCAGGGTACATGGATATGTAAATTCAAATGGAACTATCACAGGGCGCATGACTCATCGTGATCCCAACATGGCTCAAGTACCAAGTACTCGTGCGCCATATGGAAAAGATTGCAGAAAATGCTGGCATGTACCTACTGGTTACAAACTAGTAGGTATTGATGCCAGTGGTTTGGAACTGCGCATGTTAGCCCACTACATGAATGACGAGGCATTCACAAATGAAATACTCAATGGAGACATCCACACCGCTAATCAAAAACTTGCGGGACTTGAATCAAGAGATCAGGCTAAAACTTTCATCTATGCACTTATATACGGAGCAGGAAATGAAAAGCTTGGAACAGTGGTTGGAGGAAACAAAAATCACGGTAAACGACTTAGAGAATCTTTCCTTAATAATCTCCCAGCATTTGCTGCTCTTACAAGGCGAGTTGAAAGAGCGTCAGCAAAAGGCTACGTCCGGGGCATAGATGGGCGTAAGATATTTATCAGGTCATCACATGCTGCCTTGAACTCACTGCTTCAAGGTGCAGGTGCAATCGTGATGAAGAAAGCTTTGGTTCTATTTGATGACAAGTTAAAGTCAAACAATCTTAATGCCAAAATCGTAGCCAACATCCATGATGAGTGGCAGGTTGAGGCTCTTGCTCAAGATGCTGAACTGGTTGGTGAGCTTGGTATTGATGCTATTGTAGAAGCGGGTGTTGCGCTGGAACTAAACTGTCAGCTTGATGGGGAATACAATATAGGAGATGATTGGAGTGAAACACACTAGACGTAGGATGGGTTCGTTTGTACATCAAGAATATTTAGATGAGTATTTAAAAGAAAAAAACTATGAAGCGTTGGCTTCTTTATATGAGTATGCATGTAAAGATGAGAATATATGCGCTGAGGAGAACTGGCACAAAGATTATTATACTGAAACTTATAGTAAGCGTAGATACCTTATAGGCCAGCTATATGAATTTAGTTTGGCTGGTAAGGAGTTTGATATGTCATGTGAATTACAGTCTGGTTTAATTGTTATTAACGATAAATTTATTGTGGCTCCCCGTGCCGGTAAATGGAGAGTAAAAGGAAAAGGTAAATGGTACAGATATTCCACAGATAAACCTTGGGAATTTATAACAAAGTATGTTCTCAAAGAGAAAGAATAGTTATGCCTTATCTAGTTGAGTGCGAAAATTGTAACGAAGACTTGAAGATACAACATCTTCATTGGGAAGAACTTGTTTGTGTTGAATGTGGTGATACAGTTACCAACACTCTACCTGAAATGTATCGTGATTATATTAATCTACAGTACAAGGACGGCATCTGGTATTACATTGGTAATTCAGACGGGGGCAGACGTACCTTAGAAGCACATTTAAAAAAGAACAAAAAAAGAATGTATGTGGGTGGTAAGTATATACCTGTAAGCCATGCTACCCATACCCCCGGCAGATTCAAAAACTACAATGACGTAGTATTTAAAGAGTACTACAAAAGCAAACACATAAAAGAAGGCAATGTCTATTTGATATCCAACCCTGCTTGGGACGGGTGGTTGAAAGTTGGTAGGGCTATGTCAGTCCCCGATAGATTAAATGCTTTTCAAATTGGCTCTCCATACAGAGACTACAAGGTTGAGTATGCAATAGCTGTTGAAGATGCTCCACAAATAGAAAAACTTTTACACAAAGAATTAAGAAACAAGTATCGTTCTAAGTATGAATGGTTTAAACTAGATGTTTCCGATGCACTAAACATCCTCAATAAGGTAATTGATAATGTCGAAAACAATTGATACGTTAATAGAAGATATATACACATCGCTAGAGCCACTAACAAATGGTGAGGCTATTGATGTATCTGATGATCTCATTGAGGAATTTGGCGAGGCAATGAAGCAAGCCTTTATAGGATGGGCTAGACCTACGCCAAGGGATTCCAACTTCAATCTTAGGATGTCTAATATCGGTAAGCCTTTGAGAAGACTTTGGTATGACTCCCGGGCCGA